AGGGTGGATGTAAACGCTTTCTCGAAAACTCAAATAGTGGATCAGTATATGACAACTGCATAGCTATTCATGCGGAAGCAAACGCCTTACTTCATTCTGATTATAGCTCAAGGCCAAAAAAAATATATGTAAACGGTCCTCCTTGTTTTAGTTGCGCTAAACTGATAGCAAATAGCACCCTAGATACTGTATACTATTTGTATGATTCTGATTATAAGAATTGGGAAGATGTAGAATCTTTTTTATCAAAAGCAAATGTACAGACTATAAGGATAGATAATGGCAGCTTCTAAGTTAAATTATATTGTAGTATACAAAAACCACAGTCAGGTTTATGGTTGTTCTTCAAAGAAAATAGCTTTAGAAACACCCCCACCAGAGGGTTACACGAATGATGATAAGAGAATACTTTTTGCAACATTTGAGCCAGATACAAGTTCCCTATGTGTTTACCCTATATCATTAGAGGATATAGAATTAGAGGAAGTAAAAACTAAGAAAGTTAAGAAGAAAAATGAGTAAGAAGAGAATAGATAAAAAGAAAATTAATATTAAGCTTGAGTCTGGTCAAACATATCTAGTTACTTCTATAGATGAGATGTTGCAAATAGCAAATTCTTTGATACACTTAGCTTCTTCGATCAAGGATGAAAAAAGCAAATTGTCTACACTTCATTTAAGTGAAGAAGCGGTAAAAGCAATAAGTGAAAATAAATTTATAGGAGGATCCTCAGATGAAGATGAAGATTGGAATTAGTATCGCGGTAGTAGCAGCATGTTTCTACTTTGCATATGGGCAAAAAAGAAAGAAGATGATAGAAACAAACTTTTTTACTGACGAAAGACTTTTTGAAGCAACAAAAATATATAATCCACAAAGTAGTTTTATAGAATTCTTTGATAAGGAAAATATAAAAGAAGCCTTTAGTAGATATGATAAATATCTAGATCTTGGTTTGAATAAAGAAGACGCATTTAAGTCTGTAGTAGAAGACAAGAGAAATAAATGATAGATCTTTGTGTAGTAAATTATAATACGAGACCACTATTAGAAAGATTAGTAGACGAACTACATAAGGGTACATCTCCGTCTAATAAAAATTGGAAACTTTATATCGCAGATAATGATTCTTCTGATGATACGATACAGTGGTTTAGGGAAAACGATTCGAAGTATAATATAGACAGAATATTTCTAAATAAGAACATAGGTTATTCTGCGGCCTGCAATCAGTTAGCGGCTCACGGCAGTGGAGACATAATAGCATTGTTAAACTCAGACGTATGGTTTACCAATGACGATATAAACGCTGTGCAGAAAATATTTGATGATAACAGCGACATTCATATTCTGGGTCCTAAACAAAGGGATGAATACGGCCTGATTAAACATGCTGGAATTGTTGGATCTAATACGGAACCAAGACATAGAGGTTGGAACCAGGCAGATCAAGAAGATTCTTTATATAAAGACCGAGTAAACTGTGTGACAGTATCCGGTTCTGCTTACTTTATTAGAAGATCAGTTTGGGATGCTCTAACAAGTGATGAAGAGTATAGAAAGATGTACCCCGAGGCAATAGGAGCCTTCCTACCAACGCCTCATTACTACGAGGAGACTTGGTGCTCCTACTTCGCACGTCATCGTGGCTACAATGTAGTGTATGATGGTAGTGTATCAATAGGTCATAGCTGGCACGCCTCATCCCCAAAACCGGGCGAAGGCTACAGTCATGCCGACGCCCAATTCAAAGTAAGCCAATCAATATTTCGCAAAGCCTGCGATTTCATAGGAATAGAAAGAGATTAAAATGTCAGATCAATTCAATGTTTACCTTTACAATGCAGAAGTAGTTAAGATAGTTGACGGAGATACGTTTAAGATTAAGATAGATCTTGGTTTTGAGGTTCATATTGGGCCAAAAAGCGTCAGACTATATGGTGTTAACACACCAGAAAGCCGTACAACTAATCTTGAAGAAAAGAAAATGGGTCTTGCTGCAAAAGAGTTTACCGATCAATGGATCAAGAAAGCTAATAACAAAGTAAAGATCGAAACCATTCTAGACAAAAATGAGAAGTATGGTAGAATCCTTGCCAGAGTATGGAACGAAGCTGGTGAATGTCTTAATACTGAAATTGTCAAAGCCGGATTAGCTAGAGAGTACTTTGGCGTAGGCGATAAAACATTTGAGGAATTTAAGAAGGCGTAAGAGCCTAGCTCTAGATAATCATTAGTCAGTGGAGAAGCACAATGCAGCACTTTGGTGAAGGTATTTATCGTATTGAAAATTTCTTTTCTCGTCATAAAGAACTTAAAGATCTAATTTTAAATCAGATTGACACTTTGGATTTTTTTAATGCTCAAAATAATCCTCTTAAAAAAGATGATTTTAATTCATATGATATTTTAGGAAATTGGGTAGACTCCAGTAATCCAAATTTATATGAAATTTTATATTCTTTAAATACACAGAAGCTAGAAGCACTAAATCTCTTATTAAACACCACCCATGTTAGTCAATGGGAAGGTAGTGAATACTGCGGTGGAATAACGTGTTATAAACCTGGAAGCTTTTGGATGGATCATAATGATTTATTGTATTTAGATGAAGAAAAAAAGATGACTTACTCATGCGTTTATTATATTAACCAAGATTTTGAGGGTGGTAATTTATTTTTTCCAGAATTAAAAATTACTGTTAAGCCCATAGAAAATAGTTTAGTATTACTTCCTTCTCATTTAATTCATAGGGCAGAAGAAGTTATAAGTGGAAATAAAATAATATCAACAACATTTTTTAGAGAGAATAAAAATGCAAACTAGAGTATTCTTATCAGGAGCAATAGAAGATATTCAATCTGACTTTAAATATAGTTGGAGAAATGAGGCAACTTCTCTTTTAAATCATAGAGGTTTTAAAGCAGTCAATCCAATGGACTATGCCTTAGAGGAAGAAGACTGCAAGCCGAAAGAAATAGTAGATAAAAATCTATTTTTGCAAAAAAGCTGTGATATTATTTTAGTAGAATACACATTACTCTATAGGGCATACATTGGAACAGACTTTGAAATGACCTGGGCTCATCTAAACAATCAACCAGTAATTGTTTGGGCACATCAAGATCTACAGCACAGAATTTATCTTAAGTTTCTTGCCACAAAAGTTGCAGATACTCTTGAGGAAGCTGTAGAATATATATCTAATACATATCCATCAACTAAATAAAGGAAATAATATGGCAGAAAATAAGTTTAACTATTTTGAAGTAACTACTTCTTATGTTGTTAAAGCCAAGAATAAGTCAGAAGCTGAAAAGGTTGTCCTTGGACGTCGTGGCGTTAAGGGCGAAGTCATTACCAGTAAGACTAATGTAGATCGAATCTCGGCTGTAGAAGTCCGTGAAATGTTGGAGATCTAAGAATCCTATTAACTAGAGGGTAGCACTATTCACTTAGTGTTACCCTCTATAAACCTTAAGGAAAGTATATGATATACGCTCAAATGGTGGGCAGAAATGAAGAGGGAAGATTTCTAGAGGAAGTTCTAGAAAGGCTTTCACAGCAAGTAGATGGTATTGTTTTTACGGATGATTGTTCTACTGACAATACAGCTAAAATAGCAGAAAAATATTGTCATGTTTACTCAACTCCAGAGCAACTATTTACAAAACATGAGGGTCAACTAAGAGCTTTTGCCTGGTCTAATATGTGCCAGCATGCAAAACTTGGTGACTGGATTATAGCAATCGATTGTGACGAAATGCTATATAACAAAAACGATGTGGACAATCTTGATATCTCATCTGTTTTATTAAACTCGCCTTATGATGTTGCCAATGTTCGCTTTTACCACATGTGGAATGAGAACCAATGGCGTACAGATAAACTATGGGCTCCAAATAATAGCAGTAGAATATTTAGGTTTAAGGAAGATGGCGGTTTTGCCAATAGGAAGTTAGCCTGTGGTTCGGAACCCACATATGTAGTTGACTGGATTAGGCAAAGAAACTTCTGGGTTGATTCAGGCTTAGTCATGAAACATCTTGGATACGTAAGAGATGAAGATAAGATCTCTAAACATCAAAGATATTCAACTTTAGACGGTGGAGAATTTCACGCATTAGATCATATCAACTCAATAATAGACCCAAATCCAGTCTTAATTGACTGGGGAAACTTCTTAAGGTAGAAAAAATGAAAAAAGATATTAGAATTGCAACACACGCACAAACAATTCAGTCGCTAACTCTAAAGATGTTATCTAAGGAACGTTTTGCTTATGTTAACTTTCCTCGATCAGCACTCATCGCTATGGGTAGTCCGGATATGAAGAAGTCTTCTAAGGACTTTGGTGATTCAATAAGTAAATCATTTAGCATTAATGATAAGAATTTTATGAAAGGGATACCATTAGCTTTTGTGAACTCTAATGATTCAGATAATGAATTAGATTATTCAAAAGTGGATTCTAATCAGACATACTACAACTCAACAACACTTGAAAATTACTTCAACAATAATGAAGTAGCTTTTACGTCTTTTGTAGATTTCTATATAAGAAATACTCCATATGTTGTAGTTACCTTTCACGATAGAAAAGTAATTACAAGGGTTTTGGGATCACCCGTGGACACAATTTATGTTCCATATAATGACTATTACGATAAGTTAGATTCTATAATCGAAACTTTGAAAACCTATACAGGTAAAGTTGATACAGTCATTTTAGATTGTCCGCTACTTTCTGCTGCTTTAGCAAGTAAGATATGGGATGAGTTAAATTTTTCTATAATAGATTTTGGGAAGGTAATCAGCTTTGCTCGAGCAAGATTTAGCAATAGGATCTCCCAAAATGAAAAGACAGATTGAAGACAAAGAGGATGATCTATTTCTAATAGATCTTTTACTTGAATCAGATCTAACCATTTCAGCTATAGCTAAAGAACTTGGTTATTCATTTACTCAGTTAAATAAAAAAATTAATTCACTTGGTCTTTCTTGGATTAAAGAGCAAAAGAAAAAAACATCAAGAGGTCAAGCTGCGCTTACTCAAGCAATGCAAAAGCTTTTTCCTGGACAAAAGATCATAAACGAACATCACGTAGGTGAGCGTTTAAGAATAGATGTATACTGTCAGGAATATAAGATAGGTGCAGAATTTCACGGCAGGCAACACTTCTATTACACTGAAAGATTTTTTGAATCAAAATATGATTTTATTCAGGCTCAAAAAAGAGATGAAAGAAAGTTAGAACTTTGCAAGCAAGAGGGAATAACATTAGTCGTATTTAGATACAACGATGAGCTAAGTGAACAAGCTGTTTATGATAGACTATTGCAAGCAATAAGACTGAGTCCTCATGTTCCAGAGAATGTAAAGACAAATAAGAAAAGCATCACTCAAAATAAATTTTATCAGGATAGAAAAAAGCAATACAACGAAAGAAAGAAAGAGACATATAAAAAAATGAAAAAGAGAAGAGATAATCATGAGTGATATTGAATCTTCTCCTGTAACTCAGCCAATTGAGTATCAGATATTTGCTCTTTCATTTAGGGAAAAGGGAGCAATATCTTACTTTAAAGATAATCTAGATCCACAGATTGTTGGTATTAACGATAATCAACATGGCGTTCATGAATTTTACAATGCTCTTTTATCATATGTTTCCAGTACAGATCTAGACATAGTTGATCCAATAGTCTTTAAGAATTGGATGCAACTAGAAAGCCATGTCTTTGAAGCGCTTAATGGAGATGAGGGAGTTAATGCTCTCATGGGTGTTCTCTCCGATATGCAGCTAGCTAGCCCTGAAGCTGTTGTTCAGGTTCTTAAACATAAAGATAATAAAATTAAACAGAAAAATTATTTAAAAGAGTTAGAAATAATCATAAGCCAAAAGGGTATAAAAACTGAAGAAGATCTTTCTAGAATGTCTGAGATTTCTAATCTCATTAACGACTTAGAGAACAGCGCTAGCTATGACCCACTTGATGGAGTTGTGACGGCTAACCAGATAATAGAAAAGATTGATTCACTATTAGATACTCCGGACTTCTTGCCAACTCAGTTTAAGTCTTTAAATAGGGCAATGGGGTACACCAATGAGGGAGGCTTCTTTAAGGGGGCAGTACATGCGATCATAGCAGCCTCAGGAAAAGGCAAGAGTACGTTTGCTAAATGCCTAGTGAATCACTGGTTGGATTCTGGATATAAAGCTTTATATATAAACTTTGAAGAAGCTAGAAATCACTGGGAACGTATATTGATGACCCAGATAACTGGTAAGAACGTTTATTCAGAAGTGGATAAATGGTCTGAGGAAGAAAAAAATAAACATATCAAAACTTTTACAGATAAGTTAACCGAATGGGGTGATCGTCTAATGGTTAAGCATGACCCAGACACTCCATATTTCGAGGATCTAGAAAGCTGGTTAAGGGATATCTTGATTCAAGGTGAACACATGCCGGACGTTATAGTCATCGACACTATCCAATCAATGTTTACTAGATCTAAGGGCAAAGCTAGATGGGGTGAATTTGAAGAAATGATGGTTCGTCTTGAAAAAATAGCTAGAGATATTGT